CGGAGCAGGTCGACCGCGAAACCGCTCTGCTGGAGGCTCGGTTCATCACCAACCAGAAGAAATTCCTAATGAATCGGCTGGCGCGATACCATCGCGACAATATCAAGCAGCCGCTCGAAAGTCGAACCGCCTACCTTGACATGGCCTACCTACTGAACCAACTGCGACGGCGTGAAGAGAAAGAGGTGCCGACTGAAATCACCGTCCTGTGCAACATTCCCGGTGAGTGATGCGTCGCGTCGTCGACCTGTCCAAATACTACGAAAACCAACCTCGCCAGACTGAATTCCATCTATGCCCGTCCAAATATCGTCTCTATGGTGGCGCTATGTCAGGCGGCAAGACCTTTGCCGGGTGTGCAGAGGCCATAAAGCAGTCACTCAAATACCCCGGCAACCGCGGACTGATCGGTCGCGCGACACTCCGCGCACTCCGCCGCACCACGCTGGTTTCCTTCTTCCGAATTTGTCCCCCTGAACTGATCGCGAGCTACAACAAGACGGATATGGAGGTGACTCTGGTCAACGGCTCGGTGATCATTTTCTCCGAGCTGAACCGTAGTGCCGACCCCCGCCTCGAAAAGATCAGGTCGCTGGAATTGGGTTGGTTCTTCATCGATGAAGCCTCCGAGGTCGATGGTGAATACTTCGCCGCCCTGACCACCCGCCTCCGCTGGATGCTTCCGAACGGTCGCCGCCCCCGGTATACTGGCTTCATGGGAACCAATCCAGAAATTGGCTGGTGCTATGAGGGATTTGTGGTCAGGGGCAACGATGCGCAGCGGGCGTTCATTCCTGCCCTGCCAGAGGACAACCGTTTCAACACCGAGGAATATTTGGAGGATATGAAGCGGAACCTCACCGATCAAGACCTCCAGCGATTCTTCTACGGTAATTGGATGGCGATTGACGACCCGGCACAGCTCATCAGTTATCAGTGGGTGAAGCTGGCACACGATAGCGAAATCCTGCTGGCAACCGATCTGGCGTTGGGGGTAGATGTCGCCCGTTTCGGTTCCGATAACACGGCACTAACCCTGCTGACGCGAACCGACGACGAGTACATGGCAGAGGTGAAAACCACAGTTCTACCGAGCACCCGTACAACGGAAGTCGCGGACCACGTGGCCGGCCTGATGATGGAATTCCATATTCCGCCTCACAAGATCGTGGTGGATGCGGTCGGGTTGGGGGCTGGAGTGGTTGATTCGCTGCATGAGAAGGGAATCGAATGCCTCGAATTCATCGGCGGGGCAAAACCGCTGTGGGATGATACCACCTACACTTACAAGAACCTCCGTTCACAGGGATATTGGTATCTACGAAACGCCTTCCGTGATAACAATATCGCGCTGCAGTTGGACAGTCGGCGGCTGCGCGAGCTGACAACAATCCGCTACAGCACGAGCGGCGAGCGTATGATAGAGGTGGAACAGAAAGACAAGATCAAAAGCAGGCTGGAGGGACGGTCGCCTGACCTCGCGGACAGTCTGATGATGGCGGTCATGGCCTATTACATGGAGGAAACGGTGGAGGCAACCGGGGCGGTGTTCGGATAGCTCGCGGTTCGAGAACGGTACACGGTGGGTTCCCTGCGTGTGCAAATCGCGTGTTTATCGAACCAACCTCACACCACCGCCAAAGCCGATGTCCTACAAAACCAGTGATAGGGAGGCAGCCGCATTCCCTGAGGCAATTTGGATCCGTCGTTGCCGATTTTCTTCCGATCAGGTAGCTCCTCCGGCTCCCGCCACGGAGCCAAATCCTTTACCGCTTCTGGATCGTCGGTATTGATAAGCGTGTTGGCAAAATCCAGACCGGAGGCAACCGTGATAACCACTCCATCCATGTACTTGCAGATTTCAGTCGTGCGATCGTCCATGACGGCGCTGATTTTGTACCGCTCTATCCCCGCATCGTCCATTCCTGACAGTAGGCCAAAGCCAAAAGTTCGTGTGACGATGTGATTTGCCAACCCCTCATAGTAGAATTTTGAGCGGCCATGATGTGCATTCATCTCTTCATACAGGATATCAGCCAGTTGGAATCTGTCTGCGCCATCGGTGAACGCTGGCATGATGGCATTTCGCAGCCGTTCGGAAAGCTCTTCGGTATCTGCGGAGCTGACGTCACGGGTATAGCTCTTGCCGATCCAATATGTAGCGTCCTCTTGGTTCCATACCTGTGCCTGTGTATCCCACGGATTGAAGGCCGCCTCCACCGTTCCGAAACCGTCCACCTTGCCGCTCAGGTGTACAGCCTCAACATAGATGAGGATGTTATCGTGCAGTTGTTGGTTGACGGGTTGACCGAGTGCGGTGGTGATGGTGCGGATTTGTGACTCAAGAAAGCGGCTGGTGATCTGCTCCTCACCCTTGATGGCGTTGATAGCCTCGATAACTACGTCCCGCTGGCGGTCGTCCAACGAGGTGAGGAACAGGTCGCTCAGGTCATTTATTGCCTGTTCCCGCGTGCCTTTTTGCAGCGGTAGAATTTCCGCCAGCAGTTGGGTTTTCCAATGGGGATTCATCACATTTCTCCGTGGTTTGGAATCTGTGTCCGCAGTTGAGACAGATGCGAGTCCTCCAGATATTATCGGTCAGGCGGCGAGTCTCGAGTACGGATGACTTGGGGTGTTGGCATGATGGACATTTCATATTGGCAAACTAGGTTTATACTACGAATGATGCAAAAGGTTTCTACCTGTCAGGCGTCCGATGTTCCACGTAGAACATTGTCGGGAACCGCTTCCAGAATTGCCTTCAGCTCGCCTACCGTATTCACCCCGTGATGGATCAGGGTCTTTCCGCAGTCGATTAGATCGGTGGAAAAGGCGTGACCGAGGAAATTCAGGTGCTTACCGGCGGCCAAAATCTGTGTTCCGAGCGGTGGGAGTTCGGATCGTTTCGCAGTCATCGGCGTGGATCGCCAGCGTTCAATCGCCCAAAACTTTTCGCGGAGCGGCATATCCTGTTTGTCTTGGTTATAGAATTTCCAGCCCGCGCCGGAGCCTCGTTTTATGAATTCGTAACCGTCAGGCACACGGTAGTCTATCACCCTGAGCAGATGTCCGTCAGGGCCGACGGCTATGAAATACTCGCTCGGATGCAACATTAGAAAATGCCGGTCTCCGATCTGTTCGGTTTTCGCTTCATCGGGCATCTGTGCCATTGGGTTCCTTTCAGGCGGCCCATAGATCAGGCACGCCATTGTTTCTGCTTCTTCGGTTGTAAGTAGGACTCGCATCGCGGCTCCTTCAGTAAAAATCCGGGAGCAGGCCACAGGGTTCGCCACCTTCCTCCTGCCCCCGGCTGTGGTTGTGTTGGTCAATAGGTGTTGGCATCACCTCCTTTCGATTCACCTCGCAGCGGTCGCGGAAGCGGTTGCGGGTTACCTTTCACCAACCCCCGCTCCCACGCCTTCCTCCGGCGGCGGTGTTTGTGTGATCCATAGGCGTAGAAATCAGCCATCCGCGCCTCGCCACAATTCGGACAGGTTGTGACCTTCGTCAGCGCCAGCATCGCCTCGGTTATCATAGCATCACACTTCGGGCAGAACCGGCACTGGTAGATATTCACTGATTTCATCATGCTCTCTTACTCGGCCTTGTGGCCGGCCATCTTTAGCGGTTCATTCTGCCTCCGTTTTTCCGCCTTCATCAGACAACCGATGGTAGCCAGCATCTCATCACGGTTCACGTCCTTCACCCGCTTGCCCCACATCAGGCACTTGACCTCCGCGAATTCACGGTACCGCTTCAGTCGCTCCTTGTTATGCAGCATCAGCGCCCTCCTCTGCTGAAGAGATGGTCTTCCGATCAGTATCCGGGGCGTCGTCGGAATCGGATTCGTTCTCTGGTCTGTCAGCTTCGGGCGGCGGCTCCTTTCCCTTGTCGACATTCAACCCGGTTGTCTCCAGCAGCTCCAAACATTCCAGCGCCTTCTGTCGCCGGTAGAGATTCGCCAGCTTATAGGTGCCGAGTGTGCCGCTGACGTCCTCCCCCGGGTGTGCGATGTGGATGATGGAGCGAATTGCGATCGTGCCCCGCTGTCGCCATTTTTCCGCGTGCTTTATCAGGGTGTCCGCCTGTGCTTGCAGCAGATCAACCCGCTTCCCCTCCCGTCGTTTGCCGAAAGAAAAGCCGATGGATGCTGCCAACCACAACAACGCTGTCGCTGCCGCCGTCACGATCATGATTTGCGGGGGCGTCCAAAACGCCGATTCCATTACAATCAGAGTGTCGGGGATTTCCTCAACCGCCTGTGCGATCGCTGGTCCGATTTCAAAGCTCATAGTTCCTCCATCGTTGGTTATTCTGGTAATTCACTGTGTACCGTGCCGTCCAGTTCACGGCCTGCTTCATTGTGTCGATAGTATTTCAGTTCCGATGCCCGACCGGTTCGCCCATAGGCAACCCAAGTCACTGTCTTTTTCTTCCCGGCACCTGACTCCCAATCCAGCAGCTCGCCAGCGGAATCTGGTCTGGCTACTCGTCGCTTGGATGGATCAGGTTTATAGCACCCCCACTGTTTGAAGAAAAAGGGAATGCTTTTGCTGATACACTGGTCACGGATTTTCCTCGCCCAATCGGGGTGCATCGGTCGGGCGCCCGGTCCTGATTCCCCGCCGACGATAACATGGTCAAGTGATCCGTAGCCGGACAAATCAATCTCATCCAGCAGCGGCTCCAGTGAAACGCCTCGCTTGCCGACTGAGGGTATTTGCAGCAGAATACCGGCGCGGTGATCGAGCCAATACTGGTTCTCCGCCGATACATAGAGGTGTATGTTGGAAAGGTCTGGCTCCATGCCTATCTGCTGGCGTTCCGCCAACCATGTTTCGATAAATTCCAGCGCCCGCTCCGGTCGCTTCGTCAATATCTGGAAAATATGATCCTTCCGCTGGTACCGGCAGGCCTCTATCATCCAGAAAATGTGTTCCAGTATGTGGTGGGGTGTCTCTTCGTGAAACAGGTCACCCATGGAACAGACGAATATCCGCCGGGGTTTCCGCCAGCGCAGCGGTGCCGCCTGTTTCAACTTGTCGTGGTGAACCGTCAGACGAAACGGATCCTCTGCATGATATCCAAATCTCCCGGCGAGCCGGGTAGACATCCTCCGCGCCCAACAATTCTCACAACCGGGGGAGGCTGGCGAGCAGCCTGTCACCGGGTTCCAAGTCTGGTCAGTCCATTCAATCTTTGAGCCCAAGTTTCCTCCTCTCTTCACGGCTACGCCGCTGTGCAGCCAGTTTGTCTTTCACCGCCTGAACAGCCATTTCCAGCGGCGGGTGGCCTTTCCCGGTTTCCGAGCGGTAACGGTCGCAGAGCTTCTCGAATTCGTGATCCACCTTTTGGTTACAGGTATGGCACATGATCTCATGCACCTGTGGCCGGCGGTAGCTCACCGTTTCGATTGGCTTCCCGCAGATCGAGCATTGTTTCGGCATCGTCCCTCCTTTTTGATGTCAGGGCAGAGTCGTAGAAATTCCTCGTATGACCCGAAAGCCAGTATTGATATGGGTGGGTCTATTGTCCGCCCGTGACTTTGGTATCTGTTCCTCACTCTTTTCTTGGACATCTGATAGCTCCTCTCAACTGCTTTTGCGCGATCCAATGGTGTGCCATGGCGAAAGCGTCACGACAATGCTCACTGGTTCGCTTGCCTTCGAGAAACCGGCGGTAGAGCAACTTCACCCGTCGGCTGGTTTCCTTCTTGGTGGCCGTCGAACGTCGTAACGTCATCCCAAATGGGGAACGGTTCGAGGCATCCGTCAGCTTGTCTTGCGAGCAAGACCTTTCGTGCGTAGGAATCAATTTCAACAGCGCAGACGGTGCGCCATCCAAGGAGCTTCCCTCCCAGGATGCCGCCTCCTGCCCCTGCAAATAGTGCCAGCTCATTCATGCCCCCTTCTCCGTGCTATGGATTGCACAACGATCAGATTCAGCGGACGGAGTACCGCCGCTGATCTGTGCGTTGGCCTCTACCTCATTGCCCCACACCGTCCAGCCTTCACGCGGGCGGCGGGCGAAAAGCTCAAGCCGTGGGCCCGGCGACACGGTTTCAACCATGTCCTGAAACGCTTCCGGTTTTGCGCTGTGCCTGCCGCGTTTCCACTCGAACACCGTCCCGATATGCCGTCGCTTTGCCGCCAGTGTCCCGCGCCTTGCGAAGATGCAAAACTCGGCAGAACACACCCACGTCCCGCAAACACCCTTCGGCGGCTTGCTCCACACCAGCACCGCGCCCTGCTTAAATCCCCACGCATCCAACACCGTGTAGGCGTCGCGCAAGAAGCGTTGCGTTGTCCACAGGTACAGATGGCATCCCTTTGCGGCAACATCCCGCACTGGCATAGCTGCAATGTCCGAAACCGTCATCGTCGGATAGTCAAGGTCAACCGTCTTCATCGGCGGCGTGTTGGTTGCTCCGGCGTACAGCGTGCCCTTGCGCCGTTCCATCGGCCACGGCGGGTCAGCGACAATGCACCGGAAGCCCCGGCCAACAAGAGCATCGAGGGTACAATCATTCCGCGCTTCGCTTATCATGATTGACCCTCATGCTTGGCGTTGGCAGTAATAGCCTCTTCTCGTACACTCTCGCATGGCGCCTCCTGTTTAATGTCCGGGTACAGTTGTTTGATGAACAGCTCTGGCGGACCGAAAGCGATGATGGTCAGGGGTGGGTCCGTCACCTTTCCATGTTGCAGATACTCCCGCCTGACGCGGGTGTTGCGTTTCGTCTTCAAAGGATTCCTCCTCTTGCTTTGAGTTCCGACAACCAGTAATGAGCCATGCCGATTGCGTCCCGGCAGTGTTCGCTGGTCCGCTGGCCGTCCAGAAACCGCTTGTACAGCAGCTCGACCTTGCGCTGGGTGTCCTGTTTGGATTCCTTCTTTTTCCATTGGACAAGAACCGCCGGCGGGGTGACGCCGATCAGGACCCCGATTGCCATTGCTTCCTTCAGCAAGGGTCCAACATTCTTTCCCTCCCTGGTCCACTCCGACAGCTCCTCGATGACCGTTTCCTCTACAGCCATATCATGCGCCAGCTTGCCAAAGTGCTGCTTGATCTGTTCCAGCCTGTCCACTAAAGACCCCGGCCGGGCGTTGAATGTCCCGAAGTGTCGCAGGTCGCCGGCATCGAACAGGGCCCAACCGCAGTGATTGATTGATGGGTCGATGAACAGCCTACGCATCCGGCGCCCGCTTCCGTTGGTTCTCCCGGATTATGCCGTATGTTCGCGCCAGCTTTGGCGGGATGTAGTAGATGGAATGGAACCCCGCCTTTCCGCGGAGTGATTGGTCGGCACGATCATGGATAACATAGCCAGCGGATCGGAGGTCAAATATCACCCTGCCGAGTCGGGTCAGCCTCCACAATTCCACAGCTTTCAAATTGGTCAGGGTGTGTCCTTGTATTAGATAATTCAAAACCCTGACAGTGTACGGAAGTGATTGGTTAGACATAGGGAGTCTCCTTCATTACTGTCGGCACCACGCCCATGCTGGCGAGCTTCCGGTCTATTAATGCGATCAGAGTATTAGCTTGATTTTCTAGTGCAGCAGCCGCCCGTCTCTTCGCATCGTCCGCCGCTTTGTTCATAATCGCACAGCAATTGATTCCAAAGGCGGTATCTTTTGCCTCTGGAATCCAGACCGTTTGAAAACTATATATGAATCCTTTCCGTTTCCCTTCCTCCAGCCGCTGTCGCTGTTTCAGCAGTCGCCCGACCGCCTCAAATTCTGAATGTGTCATCATAGCTCCTCATCGGTTTCAAATTCCAATAGTGTACGGGAGTGGGTGGTTTGCCGTCCGCTGGATAGATGGAAATTCAGGTAGTAGATGTGGCGCCCGCCCAGCTTCTGATGTCGCGCCATTTTCTCCACGAATTCCACCGGGTCGGTGATCTCACAGCGGAATGGTTGGTGTCCCTCATCCTTGTTGGTTGGATGCTTTACGCCGAAAATCGCAAATCGCCCCACCCGTTCGTCCAGCAAATCACAGGCCTTGCGGAATGCCTCGATCAGGATATTAATGCGGTCGACAACCAGCTCATGGCCGGCTTCGGTCAATGGTTCGTCTGTCATATCAGTATCCTTCCTGTGGTGGTTCTGCCGGGAACGGATATTTCACGCCCGGCGCTTTCTTAGACTCACCACCCCCCCCTTCCGGAGGGGGGGGTGTGGTGTCTCGTACAGTATTATTTCTTATCGTCAGGCGGTCTGGAGACCGTCCTGAGATGATCTTAAGACGGTCTGGATAGGGTATTGGAATATGCTCATAGTGGGTTAGCACCGCTTTGACTGCATCGGGTCGACTGCATTCCTGCAGCGCGTTTTTCATCCCGGTTAGAATATCCTTGGAATGGTAGTTTCTAATCTGGTCACGGATGAAATTCTTGACCCAAAACCACTCACCGAATTGCAGCACCTTACCCTCTGTGATCATATACCGCATCAGGTGTTCAGTCGCCTCGCGATCCTGAGCGATGTACTCGCCAATCTTCTTGAGTGACATCTTCAGTAGCCCGACGGTATTAACTTTGGGACCAGTGAACAAGAACAGATAGAGCAATTTCACCCGCCCGTCCTGCTCTTCCACCCAAGGATCGTCCCAAAACCCTGTGGATTGTACCGTGCGAAATGTCACGAGCGCTCCTGTTCATTCTTTGTTCTCACGAATCCACTGGAATACCGCGTTCTCCGCGTTGCTGATTTCATTCTGAGGAATATCCTCGATGCGAGATACTTTCAGCTTTTCCAGTACGAATGTCAGCAGGTCGGTTGCCAGCTCGGTTTGCATGTCAGGGGTTGCATCTGGGAACGAATCTGTCAGATGGTTGGTATAGAACGTCCGGAACCGCTCCTGCTGGTCATCCGTTAACCCCGGCACTTTTTGCTTCTCAGGCTCAGGCTTGGTTTTCTTGGTCTGCTTCGTCACGAATTTCGGCGTGTCTATCGCCTTGAGTAGTCGGTTAACTTCGTCCGGGGAAAGGTCGTTCAGGTCGCGGAGGTCGAATTTGTCGCAGAGCTGGTGCATCGCGCCGATCATGGCATCTTTGGCGGCAGGGGTGCCCTCCTTGTATCCGGCTGCATATACCGCGTCACGAATGGCAGCCTTGACAGTATCCCGGCGGGTGGCGGGGGTTTCCTCTGGCTTGTTGGTGTCAAGTGCGGTGGTTTCCGGTTCGATGGAATCACCTCCGATCGCAAAGGTCTGTTTGGCCCAATACTTGTATGCGCCTGACAGTGCTTTGTAAAGCGCTTTGTCGCCGTAGTCAGAGCCGTGACCATAGGCGGTGGTGGTTAACTGTTCGCCGGAATCAACATCGATCAGGGTGTATTTCATCGTCACCTCGACGAAACGCTCCTTGCCATCTTTGGTGGTGGCGACGACGCCGGTCTCTGGATGGACATTCAGCCCAAGCTCCGTCAGCAGGAGTTTCAGGTGATCCATTATGTCGTCAATGGGTGTGAAATGGTACTTGTGATGGTCATTCCAGCCGGTCTTGCCGACGTTAATCCGAGCGGTTATCTCGTTGATTTTCGCCTGCAATCCCTTCGGTTTGTTGCCGTCAGTATACCGGGGCGGCAGGTTCTCCAGCATCGTCTCCGCTGGCGGCTGCTGCTGATCGGCTGGCGGTTTCTTCGCGGCGTACTCCTTAGATCGTGCCATGGATTTCCTCCCATTCTACAGGCGGCAGACTGCCGGTTGAGCGGAATTCGCTGTCAATGTCATTACAGAGTTCGATGTCGTCGGAGTTGTGCAGATATCCGGCGAGCCACGAAACGAAGTCAGCGGCGGTCGCGCGAGGCACATCACCGGTCAAAGGTGGGGCGGTTGGTGTATCATCCTTCGGCGGTATCGGAAGCGGTTCTTTCAGCGCCCGTTCCTTGCGAGCGAGTTCTTCTTCCCGCCGTTTCAATTCGGTCTCCCGCTCTCGCTGGCGGCGTTCCTGTGCCTGCAATTCCGCTTCCTTCGCTTTTTGCTTTGTGATCTTCCGTTCTTTTTCCTCCTCACGCTTGATTCCCTCCTCGATGGAGTGTTTGGCGAGGATCAGGTCTTGGGTGACGGTTGTCGCACGGTCAGGATCACCGAAGTACTCGGCAATAGCATCCTCGCCCCCACTGAGTACGGCGTGCTCGGCAAGTTGCCGTTGCCACGATTTCAGAGTTGCCATGTTGGCTTCCAGGGCCTTCCGGGGAATATCAATCAGCCAGTCGGCGAGCGCCTCGCGTTCGGTGTTGCGCAGTTCGAGGACTTCATCGTAGACGTTCAGCTTGTTCGCCAGCGGCTTCTCAAGTTTCACGACCATGCCGTGTAGACGATTGTACTCGCCGTCGATGGCTTTGCAGACCTTCCAATAGGGGTCTTTCACCTCCTTCTTGGTCTTTTCGAGTGTGGTGCGGGATTTCACGACGAGCTTGAGTACGCCTCGCGCCTCGTTGTAATTGGTCAGGGTGTCGGGCTGGTCAGGGTGCATTTCCAGCGCCAGCACCCGGTCGACTTCAGCGGCCATATCCTGCAGCACCTTGTCCTCGATGCTGAGTTTGGCGACTTCGGAACGGATTTGATCGTCGACCGCTTGCTTGGTGGTCTCTGTCATGTAGTCTCCTTTTGCTTGTGTTTCTGTCGCGGTCGGCTATTTTGAGGATGTACGGGTAACAATAGCCGGTTTCGCGGCTCCTTTTGTTGGAATGACCCCGGTCGTGGTGGCCGGGGTTTTTTATTTGCCTCCCTCATACTGCTTCAGCAAGGCTTTGAACCCCCTCTGGATCATAGAGCTGATGGTGCCGCGTTCCGCCGCCATAATCTTTTCGATCTGACGAAATACGTCGGCATCTACATACCCCTGAACATAGCGGGTGACATCCTTGCGTCGTGTCAGCTTTCGCGGCCTTCCGACTGGTCGTAAGGTGCGGCCGGTAGCTCTTGTCATAAAACCTCCGTTGTTAGTGCCTGTGAACTGATGTAACAATCTACGGTATTTATATTGCATTGTCAAGAAATTAATAACGGCGGGGACGAGGTCAGCCAACATAAAAGAGGGGAAGCTGCCCGATGACAGGCAGCCTCCCCCGGTAGATGTGATCACCTCCCTCCTATGCAGCTTCGTAGTAGCGGTTACCGGCGGCAACCATCTGGAGAAATATGCTGGTCAGCTGCGCGTTTCGCTGGCGGTCGCCGAAGGTGCTGCTGACGGTTAGCAGGTTCGTGATACTGTTGTAAATGTCCCACATCGAATTCCCTTCGAGGTTGCGGACGATCTTACCGGCGAGGTTGTCGGTGATTGGCAGGCTCTTCAGCAGGATACCGGCCTCCTCTGGCGAGTAAGAAACTTCCGCCATGTGCTCGAATTGTGCGACGACTTCGCGGAAACGGGTGTTGGAGAGGATGGCTATGAGGTTGGCGCTGGCCTCTTCTAGTTCTCGCAGCGAATCGCCGAGGTGGCGGAAGGTGAAACTACCGACGATGTTGGAAACGCACATTCCGTTCCAACACTGGATGCGGCAGGCGTTGACAGCGAACCCGTGACGCAGATCGAGGTTGTAACTGTTCTGGAAGTCCACGGTGGGAACGATCGTGCCGAGGACAGGGGTTTCGACTTCGCGCCCGCCGTTGACGATGTATGATGCCATGAACCGTTTACCGTCGAAAGTGGTTTTCCACGGCTCGCTGGAAAGGACATCGGCTCCCTCCAGAATCTTGTAGGCGGTTTGGATCACCTCCTCGTTGGTCACGAGATTGTAGTCGGCGGAAACGGTGCCGACTTGTACCAATCCATCTTCGGGGTCGTTGATACGAATGCTATACTTGTCGGCGGGTGTGCCGTCAGGATGGCTCAACCTGTCGCGCTGGACAGGGAGGTAAGGGTCGTAGAACTTCTTGGTTGCCATGATAGGCTCCTTTCGTTGGGGTGGTTATTCGTCGTCGGGGATGGTCACGAATCCGAGGCGGTTGGAATAGTAGGTCGGGATTTCGCTCGGTACGGTTGGGTCGGTTTCTGCTTCGTGATCTTCGGGCAGAAATTCCTCGCCGCAGCAGTCGCAGCGGTCGGCGTCAGGCGCGACTTCGACGAGGCACTCGCTGCAGTAGCAGCGAGTGGCTTGGTCGGTGACGGGGTCGAAGCGGTTGATTTTCTGTGCCATGGTTAGCGGCTCCTTTGGTGGTGTGTTAGAGTGTCGTTTATTGTAGTAAGAAGATGCAAATATTATCTTGCATTGTCAAGCAAATAATGAGATATATTTATCGTGGGGGAATCTTTTTTCGCGGGTGGAAATCAGCTTCTAACCGGTCGGAAACTCCCGATCCAGCAGCAGCAGAAAAGCCACGAAGAAATCTCGATTGCAGGAGGAAAGTTGCACGTAGGCGGTTTCCTCTTCGGGGAAGGTGTGGATGGCGAGATGTGATTCAGCTATCAGCCAGAGCGCACTCCACCCTTGCGGTTTGAAATGGTGTTCCATCAGCCGCAGGATACCGAACCCCGCCTCCTCCAGTATCGCGGTGAAGGAATCGCGCAGGATTCTCGGATCAATCTCCCGCAGCCAGATGGAATGTTCCCAGATAGCAGCTCTCATTTTTTGAACACCATAGCGTATTCATGTACCTTGGGGGCGGTCCTTGTCATGTTATGACGAACGGCGAATACCTTTGGGAGCTGACCAACCAGCCCGTCGATGATCCACATATCCGTCATTTCCCAACCGGCCTCTTGGTACAGGGTTATCGTGTCAGCGTGATATGGATAGAAGCGGCGGTCGATTCTCATATCGTTGGTGTTGATCACCGCCACCCCGCCCGGTTTCATCACCCGGTGAAGCTCCGCCGCCACCTGTTTCATATCAGCCAGAAATGCGGGGTAGGTATTATTGCCGAGCTGCTCCGGTTCATCGCCGTAATATTCGATGTTCCAGTAGGGCGGTGAGGTGAAACAGAAATCCGCCACCCCGTCGGCAACCGCGCTCAGGTCGCGTGCGTCGTGACAATGCAGCTCGATCTTGGTCTTGCCGTTGTCGATTTTGCCAGCCACCAGCTCAATGTATTTGAAGAATTCGCGTGAGATATCATACCCGATGTAATTCAGTCCTCGCAGATGTGCCACCTGCAGCTGTATACCCTGACCCATGAACGGATCGATGTAAGTATCACCCGGTTTGCAATAGTATTTGACGAAGAAATCCACCAGCTCGGCAGGCATTATTGACGACACCATGTAGCCGCCGCCTTTGCTCTTCGCCTGTGATACCGGAATAGTCTTGAAATTCGAGTATCCGGCATCCTTGAGCAGGGTGCGGCGTTTCTTCTTCTTCGGGTCTTTCGCGCCGTGGCGAGCAGGGTTTTCATACTGGTAGATATACATCTGCCCGCTCAGCCGGCCACGTGCCAGCTTGAGTATGGACATGGGTATAAATCCAAATCGCTCCAGCATGCGCTTCCGGTTGACGATACTCTCTTTGAGTCCCTTCTTGATCTTGTCGACCTGTTTGTCGGTTGAGGCTGGCATCACTTACCCCGTCCGACGATTTCAGCCAGAATATCCTCCAGCATCATAGCGCTGTCACCTTTGATGGCGTTGTAAAGGTCGCGGAACTGATCGTATACCTCCCGTGACGCCCGACCGCGGATGTCACCGAATTCAAACCCGACGAGGTTCAATTCGGCTCCGTCACCACCACCACCGCCGCCGCCATAGTCATCATCATCACCATCCCAACCACCGTCACCGACATCATAGTTGACCATCAGCTCGGTTTCACTGAATCCGAATTCATGCAGGTCATCGACCTCGAATTCCTTTGACAGAATATCCCAATCCCACTCGCCGGTGTTCCGATTGAGACGAATATTCAGTTCCCGCTCCCGCGCCTCTGTCAGTTTCAAATACACACACGGCACGGTATCCTTGGCGGTCGCGCCGTTTTCCTGTGCAGCGATCAGCCGTTTGTGGCCGCCGATGATGATATTTTTGCGCTTGGGGTGGCTATTCACGACCAGCGGATCGACGAAACCGAACCGCTTAAGGGATGCTTTCAACTGTTCAAGGTCGTGGGGTGATATCTTCCGGGGGTTGTATTCGCTGGCGATTAAGTCGCCGATCTTCACTTGGACAATTTTCAGCTCTGGAGCCTTTGCACTCGGCATCTGTTCCTCCTGATCTACACCTAATGTAGCGCCGTAACTGTGACCGCTGGCACTCGATTTGCGCCAGCCGCTCCTCCACGGTGCCGGTTATCATGTCATTGTTCACGCTTCCTCCGAAACGATAATTCCAATGCACGCTGGTTGGATCCGTTCGCGCGAAAATGAATTTCCCTTTGCACCCACCCCCGCCTCGGCGTCCCGAGTGCCGCCGGAGGAAGGACGACCAAGAGGGTGAGTCTCAATCCCCGAAAGGATTGACCAGACAGATCAAATCCCGCCGGTATCCCAGCGGATATATGTGACAGCGGGCGTCTTGACGACGAGCTTTCCTCCAGCTTGTCGTGCTACTATTGCCACCCGCGAAGGAAATGAAATGCCGACCGGTTTCGATAACCGCGCCGACGTGAGAGGCTACCCCGCTCAAACCATAGAACACCAGATTGCCCGGCAGCGACTCCCGCGTGACGCGACCAGCAAACAGCTTTAGCAATCCATTGGAATTGTAATCGTCTTTGTAGCTGATAATTCCGACCGATCGCAGCGGTACCACCATACCGCCGGAACAATCCAATCCAACCAACGGTGACTGCCCGCCGTAGATATACGGGAGGTTCATTCGGTAGAGTTCCCACACGATCCTCAGAAACAGCTCGCGGTCATTCATCGGAACCCCGTCTATTTTCACCACAGATTAGTGGATACCGGGGCAGCTGCGACGATATCCGCTCCAATGCCCCATGGGCAAGGGTCAAAAATATCGCCCCGTCAGCGCCCTCTTTTTCAGAAGGCCACCCCCTCCCGGTTATCGGGTCAGGGGTGGCCACGCCATCCGCTACACCATTTCGCCCGACCTCCTGTTTATCAGGTCAGAGGGGCGGTGGCGGTTGGCGCTTCACACAATGTACCGGCGGAGAGGTTTTTTGCCCGACACCTTCGCCATTTTCGTTGCCGCCCTGCCGATGTGGTCGGGTTTCAGCCGGTCAAGGTCGTACAGAATGGTCTCCAGCTTGCGGCTGATCCAGCCCTTGCCGACCGCCTTTGCAAAGAACGGATGCTTCAGAATGTGGAAGCCGATCGTTTCGGCACACTGGCGACCTCTGCGATAGAGCAAACACTGCCACCCGGTCAGTATCACCAAACCCTGAGTGATCACTTGCAGCTCGGCATAGTCATCACCCAAAGTCTCCCGCTTCATGTATTGGAATGCAGATTCATCCCACGGTAGCGGAATGATAACAGGACGGCGGCGCCATTCGATAGGCGATTGAACCACCCCGCCGTGTTGCTGTGAGGCATGGTATTGGTACTGACGATCCAACGCCAGCGCCACATGGCTGAATTTGGAGAAATGACCGATGAGCCAGCCGAACAATCCGGATGGTCGGTAGAGCAGAATGTCGCCTTTAATCTGGTCGGTAATGACTGGCGGCGGCTTCCGTTTCAGCGTGTTAATTGTCATCCGTCAGTGGAATGAGGAGCTTTTCGGTGACGGCGGCCAGCAACGCCTCAATGAAAATGACCTCTTCCTCCTCCGTCAGATCACCGGGCAAATCAAATTTCCCCGCGAGCGTGACCGCCGCCTTGTGTCGTTCCTCGGCTGTGTCCAGCGATCGCAGGAAAGCCTTCAATGCAAGCCGCACGAATAGCGGAAATACCGCCTTGCCGAGGCTCAGTAACATCTTCTTCATGGTTCCTCCGTCGTTATGGTTGATTAATCAGAAACTGGTAAATATCATCGACCCGCTCCAGAGTGGTATTCTGCTGGTTCTTCAGCGTCTCCAGTTCACTCCCGAATTCTCGACGGAGCGAAGTTTCCAGGTCTTCGTCAGCAGCCCGCAGCGCCCCGACATCTTCATCATGAACGGCTTGAAGCGCCCCGATGTTTTCTGTGTTCGCTTCGACCGTCATCGTCAGCTGACCGGCTGTGGTTGCTCTGGCAATCACCCTATCATAGACCGTTATCGCCAGCAAGACGAGTGCGACCACCGTACTAACTAACGCTGTTGGGAATCGGCGGCGAACTTTGTTACCGTTGTCCGCTGATCTTGTACCGGTTTTCGGCATGATGGGCTCCTAGTTTATTCCCAGTGTCCTTCCGTTCCGCCCTCCCACTCTGATCCCTCGAAGCTACCCTCCCATCGTGTGGCGTTGCCATACCAGGGCCAGGGTCCAATGTAATCGCCACTGACCCCGCCTGTGGTTAGCGTCAGGTTAATGAACCAAGGCAGCTCGACCGGATAGATTTCATAGTCACTTGCCAGCCAGTTGCTCTCCTCGTCGAATACGCTGTTCTCATCATCGACATTCGCCAGCCAGTGCTCGACGGTGTGGCCGCTTCCGTCGTGCCAGAAGTTCACGCCACCGAAGCCGCCCTCCATATCGTAGAAGTTGTTGCGGAAGATGTCATCAGCGTCAGGGAATTCAGCGACGGAGTTGTCCCTTATGAGGTAGCCGGACCCGCTTGTATAAGCTATCTGTACCCAGCTTTCCGACACATCCAGGGCGAAGGTTGATAGCGGCATGCCGGAAAATCGCATCGCGTAGGATATGCCAGCCGTTACGATGAGGCAATGGTTCAGCGTGATAGAAGTGGACGCGCCCGATGAGAGTGTGATACTTAGTGCGGCGTCCCACCCGTTCCCCTCCCCAGCAATGATGCAATCGGTCAGAGTGTAATCGTGTCCACCGAGCTTCAGTAGCCAATCGCAATTCAGGTCCGCGCCCAGGTCCCCCCACGAGCTGAGTATCCGGCAGTTGGTTAGGGTAGCCTCGGTCCCCGCAGCAAGCGGTAGCCAGAGACCCCTGTAGGTTGCAGTGTTATGATACTCGTCGATATCGCGCAGGAAAAGAGTGAAGTCATTTATATCAACATCCTTCAGACAGTACAGGCTCCCGCTGCTGGTTGGGTTGTGAATCATGGCGGTTGTTCCGTTTCCGTTTAGCTGAAAGTCCTGCGTAGCGACAATGTAGGACAGCATAACAGAATCGGATAGCACTTCGATTGTACTCCCGGAAGTCAAGTTTTGAACCGCTGCAGTAAGCGTTTGGTGGAAGTTATCGTGTTCGTCCCAGAATCCCACTGACCCCTCGGCTCTCGGTGTGACCTCCTGCTCCTGTCGAAACCGTTGCGCGTGGAAGCCCAGGTAGTCGACAATCCTAGTGGAAGTCAGGATGTTGTGTCCGACATCGAACGAGTAGAATTCATCGGCCGGAGTTGCAAACCCCGTGAAGCCGCTAAAGGTAAACTGGTCAGCCAACACCCCCCCGACAGGCTCATACAGAAAAGCGTCAAACAGATTTCCCGTCTCCTTGTAGGTCAGCGCAAAATAGTAGTCAACATCCTTTTCGATCACCCAGTTAGTTTTCGCTCCAGTCTCGAAGGTGTGCGCCAGCGTTTGACCGCTGATGCCGTTCATCTGACAAGCCAGGTTGCAATCGTCAGCGTCGATTCTGAGGAATTGCATGAAGTGATTTCCGTCCCAGCGGTCGCCGTCATCATCACCCCAGGCGCGGATAAACGATGTGGGATCAGCCGCCCCGTTCCCGGTGATCCGAAAGATACACTCGAAAGTCCAGTTGGCGTTGAGGTCGATTCCGTCACTCCATTCGTAGCGATAGTATTCACCATCGGCAAATTGAAGCCCGCCATGCCCTTCATAATCCTCGTGCTGGTAGTAGCTGATCCGGTTGAATTCTGTCGCGATGGTCGTCTCGGAGCTGGTCTCGGCCGCTACGGCAACGCTGTTCGCGCTGTGATCGGTGTCGTCGAATATCTTGGTGCTGGTTCCGACATTATAGCCGGACACTTTGAAGTCCACCCAGAAGTCGGTGACCGCCAGTTTCGCCGGCGTCAGGTCTTCATTGTAAACAGAAAGAGTTATCGGCGCCGATAGCGCCACGCAGGGCAGCAGGACCAGTAAAATCAGCTTCATTTTTCCCTCTCCTTTCCGTAACCGATCCGAAGCAGGAGACCTCCCAGGCTGTCCTGTTCGATCGTTCCGACGCCCACTGTTTTCAGGTATTCAGCCACATAAGGTTTCAGCCGGCGCTCGAAAAAGTAACCAATCCAGAAGCTGTCTGCAACAATCTCCTGGGTGACGAGCGGCATCCCCGGTTCGTACAGGGCGGCAAATTGAGCGGAGTCGCAATACAGATACCAGCGTCGGCCACGGAGAGTGTCTTCCGGGTACTGGTACAGCCAGACGCTATCCCTTTCAGCGGACACCTCTACGAAACTAGAATCATCCGGCGTTTCCCAATAAGGTCTGGGAGTCTTCAGGGTTCCGTAAATGTGGCTCTCCACATACAGGTCCCAGTAGCGATAGCTTGGATTTTGCTCCTGGTCTATTGACGGGTGAGCCGCCAACAGACACAGGGCCGCCAGCGTAAGCAACAGCGGTTTCATGACCCCTCCTACCGGGTGTCCCGGATTAAGCGAATCACTGCCGAGTTGTTTCCTGTGACCGTCATCGTCACAGTCAATTCCAGGCCGAAGCAGCGCGGCAATACGCCTACTGCATTGGCCAGGTCGATTCCATTTTCAGTATCAATGTTGGCCAGATTCGCTCCCTCAAAAAGAGTCACTTGCTCTTCAGTTCCGTAGGGAACGGTCCCCCAACCGGAGATGATTTTGGCGGTCATAGTCATAGTACCAGTTGGCTGCGAGGTGCCTTCCGTCGGATCGGTTACCCACACGGACCATCCCGATTGGGAGGGAGCGCTCTTTCCTTCCTCGGCGTTGTAGCCGAAGTATTCCGTGTAAGTTTGATCGTCGCCGGAAGTGCAGTCGATAGTGCCGACTTTATACCATTCAGTTTCGGCAAGGGCGGAGAAGCCAGTAAACAGTGACAGCGCGGCGATGAGAATAAATTTCTTCATGATAGTTCCTTTCCGTTAGCTCAAATCCCAAGAGTGGAGTTCCTTTACTTCTGTTGCCTCGAATGCTGTGCCGTTGTAGTCTGTCCGGTTGATAAAATACAGCGACACATTCCCCACCAGCGCCGATCCTTCGAGGATGTAGTAGAGCCGCCCCTCGTTGTCGGAGTTCACCGTCGGGTGGCTCGTCAAGAGCGGCAAGTGAAGTCCGCTGTCCTCGTCACCGGGAGCGAATCTGTCATCCGCTTCCGACTCGGTATAGTAGCGGTCATCATGATCGCCGCCGCTGGAGTGGATGGTGAACTTTGTATCCACCTCTGACTTCGAGTAGATGGAGTTGGCGTGCGGACTTGCGTCGTCCTCATGTTCGAGGAGGTCCTGATCCGCGAAGGGAACCTCCGTCAAGCCGTCGACGGCAACTCCGCTCACCTTCACCGTATAGACACCGCTCGACAGCCCCGTGGTGTAGTAGGTGCCGTCGCCGTTGTCGATGATCGACACCGATTGCAGAACCCCGCCCTTGTAGATCGTAACGCTGAGGCCAGCGTCCGATAGTTTGAAGCTGAAACGAGCCGCCATGATTCCTCCTATCCGCCGATGTAGGTTTCCAACTCAATTATGGTGCTAATGGAAAGAGTGTCCCCATCGAAGCCTCGACGGTACCGGAACGCCAGTCTGCAAAGGAAGGCGTGGTTGTGGTACCAAAGCGCGCCTTCCTCTGTTTGGTTCGCAGTCACAGGCGGCAGGGCGGCGGCATCTTCATCGCCCGGGCATAGCCTGTTCCCCATCTCTGTTTCCGTGTAGTAGCGGTCGTCGTGGTCATCCCCAGTCGTTGCATGATGGTGCTCATTCAGCAGCGAACTGAAAGCCGTTTCCGTATAGGCGAAGTCTGGGTGCGGGTCTGCCGCCGTTTCATGATCGACGAAGTCCTCGCGCATATGGGGAAGGTCGACAAGACCATTCACGAAGTTCGACCCCACCTTCACGCTGTAAACGCCGCTCGGCAAGTCCTCGACATAGTAGACTCCAGCCCCATCGTCCGTGACGCTTGCTCCGGCGTTCTTCCCGTTCTGCCAGATCGTCGGATTCTGGCCTGCGCCAGCGCCGAGGATAAATGTGAAGCGTGACTCGTAAGCCATCAGTCCACCCCGTACATTGTAAGCTGCCAGCCGCTCCGGTCGACACCAGGCCAAGGCAGCGTGTCGAACTTGTGCCTTCCCTCCACAGTCAACTCTAATATCCGCCGGCTGCTGTCGAGCGGTCGGGCTGACTTCAGCGCCACATTCTGGATCAACAGATACATTACCAGCTCGTTGAAATCATCGTAAGGCCAGAACAGCACATTGGTTGAAGGGTCCGTGAAGAAATCCAGGATATATCCGGCTTCATCTCTATCCGAAAGAATACAGGTGTAGCTGGCCTCGAAACGGAAGCCGCGCCGGGTTCGTGTCATATCACCCGATTGAACCGCGTGATGTCCGTCACCGATCGGATTGAAACGCTCCCGCCGGCCGTTCTTCACTACCTGCAGGTTGATGTAACCACTAGGCACCGAGTACAGTCTTGGATTTCCAGTTGGCTTGCTCATGTCACGAAAATCGTTGTTTGAAGTTCAACAGATTTAATCACCAGCCGGGTCGATCGCCGCGTCACGCCGGCGTCCTCCACATTGTAGAAGTCGGCAATGAAAGCACTGACGGAGTCCGCCTCGCCGGCGTGCGGTTTGAAGGTGAATGCGGTACCCCCTTCCCACCAGTTCTGAAGCAGCTGCGTATCGCCATCCCCCAGGTCGTCAAATAGGTATTCCCCCTCGAAGCGGAATTCGCGCGGGTTGGCTACATCAGCTATTACATGGTCCCCGTCACGGTTCTCGAATACATGGTTCACCTCCGGGACCCACTCTTCACTGCGCGAAACCGGCGCTGTGAACTCTATATTGCCTTCAGCGTGTTCGATTTCCGGGGGTCCTACCGGGAAGCTCACTCTACCCTCCGCCGTGCTCTGATCCTCACCCTGAATCCGTCCATATGATAGGCCATCTCGAATATCTGCCCATAGGTATCGTTTCCTGCGAGCAGCTGGAGGTCGGTGCAGTCGTCCGCCAGCGCCACGATTTCATATTCCTCCCACTCGCCAGCCGTCCGCAAGTCATACATATCTTCCAGAGAGTCGTAGAGTTCCCACGGGATAACGAGGCCTTCCTCAGTTCCCGGAACCTTCGATTTCTTCAGCTCCAAGTCCACTTGCCCGGAATATGTAACGCCAATTTTCTTCTTGAGTTGCAGTATGCCAGCGCCGGTGACGCTCCAAGTATCCGTCGGAGTTTCTTCCTGCCCTCGGAAGTAGATCGTATCGCCATCCACGAAGTAGTACGAATCGGAAGCCATTGCCACAATCTTCAGAATTTTCGACCAAGGCGGAGAGCCTCCGTGATTCCCTGCGGGGAGCTGGAACCCGTTCGTGCGGTAGAAAACGGCGCAGAAATACTGGTAGGTCGGTTCCTCATCGTCGTTCTCTCCGACAACGCCAGCCAGTGGCCGTCGGAGGGTCAAGTAGTACACTGGAACCTCGCTGTCCAGAGCGACGATACTTTGACAAAGCGCAATCTCCCAAGAGCCTTCTCGGTTGTCGCTCTTCGGCAGGCTGTTGATGATTTCCTGATACCAAGGAAAGTCCGCGGTCTGGTAGACATCACCAACCTCCGCCCAGACAAAGGACCAGCCCACATTCTCGTGGAGAAGCAAAAACTGGAACAGTGGCGCGGAACCAATTGTGTAGACATTGTAGGAGAACTCGCTGTAGGAATCCCCACCCTCATTCCGCACCACGAAATACAGGTTGCCTTTTTCTGGATCGTCCGCATCATCACTGACAATATGCCAGCGGCTGTGAATGGTGTGGTCGCGCCAGTCTTCGAGAACAGCTTCTCCAGAGAATGCAATTCGGACAATCCCCCAGAAGCCATCATAGAGGTCATCGCGGATTGCGTCTGCGTCGCTACTGAAACTGAAGCCCGGTATCAGCTCGTCCACATCATCGTTGATTTCGTAGACAATGTCGTCCAAGATGTCAGAGAAGGATTCCACTCCCGCTCTTGCGTCCGGGTATCCAGATTCGCTCTCCATTCCATATTCGCTATATCGACCGAAGCAGTCCTTCAGAAGCAGCGAGTATGGATGGAAGTTGATTGTGTAGGCCCATTCGGACTCCCACTCCACCCGGTCGATGTAGCCCTCGAAGACAGCAGTTCCTCCCCGTTTCACTCGGAGTTGAGTATAGCGGTCCGGCTTGTCGTAGTTTTCCAAGATGAAGCTGGCGCCCTTCGCCTCGAAGTCGAAGTTCCCCGCGCCCTTGAACCCAATCACAAACCACTCGGGAAACGAGTCTCGGACGATGTTGTCCGAGATGTCTGTCCAAGAGGAGTCGATGTAGAGTTCCACAGTCAGGCTCACAATGCCGCCCTCATCTTATCGGCCGCTATTCCGTCGTAGACTTCCACCAGAGCGCCATTGCTGGCGATCGTGCGCCGTGCTTTCAGGATGGTGGCGATTGTACGCAGTTCCGTCAGGACAGCCGGATCACCGCCGGCGCCACCTCCTAGATACTTCTGGAACGCCGCATCCAGAACCTTCATCGGTGCGATCACCTCCGGCTTGTCGCCAACTACCGCCAACTGCGGGGTGTTGACGAAACCGCCTTCACCAAAGAACTTGATCGACTTCGCAGCGCTCATGAATCCCTTCAGCACGAGCAGCACGCCGGCGATCGCGGCCGGGATGGCCAGCAGAGCCCACGGACCGAGCGAAGCAAACCCCTTGCCGATCGCCACGATCATGCCCCACATATCGGCCATGATCTCCTTCGATTTCAGCGCCAGCCGAGTGGTGGTACCCTTCGCCGTCAGTAAGGTTTTGGTTTTCTCGACACCGGCATAGATAGCCAACTCTTGCATGGCGGCTTTCAGGGTCCCTGCAATAAGGCTATCGCGGACACCGCCCCAAATGTCCTTCAGGGAGTCGCCGTGAACCGCCATTCCGATGACCATGTCTTCCAGCGTGTTCCGGTAGAAGTCGCGGAGCTGCGCGGTCCGGGCTTCCGCTCCGTCCAGATAGTCACTCCACATCTGCCACATATTGTCAGCGGTGATCTGCTGCTCGGTCTGAAGCAGCTGCGTGTACTCAAAGTAGGAATCCAGGGAATCGTCAAGCTCTTCCTGTATCACATCCGCTGGCGGAATCGGCATTGCGGGAGCGCCGTCCTCAACCTCCCGGCCGCCTTTCTTTTCAGCGGGGGCGTTCTCCGGTACTACCATTAACGACATCATGTCCTGGAGCTTCTGCCAACGCTCCCTGATGGCATCTACAGCCGCCACTTGCCGGTCAGCTTCCGTCTCCGCCCTCTCCGCAATCGTGGTCATCTGGATTCCGTAGTCATCCAGCATCTTGTTAACTTCAGCCGTGGTCAGCGTCACCCGGCCCATCCCATCTTCATAGGCGTCGACATGGAACGCCAGCGCACCCATTGAAGACAGGTATTCGAGAGCAGCTCGTTTCTGACTGTCCGCGACGGAAGCGCCCATGAACTCCGCAGCGCCGGCAACTTTCAGCGCGGCCGCTTCTTCAGCGAAAGCGCGAGCGTCCAGCGCGTCCATTCGCAGGTCTTCTGCGGCCGTCATGCCAGCCATCATCTCTTTGTACTTTTCCCCCGCCAGCTCCTGCATGGCGTGGAAACGAATGCGCTGATCGAATTGGAAGTTGGCCGCCTTCAGCGCCTCCGCCAGCTCCTGAGTGGAAGATTTCTCCAGGTCGATGTTCGTCAGGTAGTCCGAGTATTTGTCCTGAAGCTCCTTCACCAGCCCATTCCGATGCTCCTGCTGAACATTGGTGTCCATGATGCCGCGCATCAGCCGGTTGAATTCTGCCTTTTCTTCACGCAGCTTTTCCGAAACCGGAACCTCAATCCAACTTATCAGCGTCTCAGATAGTGCTTTCACAAAGCGAGCGGCCGCCTTAAACACTGGGCCGAAGCGGTCCGCAATAACTTCGATCAGATCACCGACAGCGTTCTCGGCTTGCTGGATCGCTCCCCACCAGTTATCAATGGCTTCGGAGCTGCCGCCAAACTGTGACTCCAGCTCTTCAAGAATGATCGTCTGAGCGCCGGCGATGTCGTTGACTTCAACCATCGCCCTGATCTGCGCTTCCTGCTGTTCGGTGAAAGTGATTCCCGTCCGGCGCAGGTTGGTCAACCCTTCGATCGGATCATTCAGCGCTTTGCCTACCTGAAGGGATGTTTCCTTCAGCCCCTGGTCCATCGCATAAGCAGTATCCAGGACGACCTGGGTGGTGCGGGGGAGGGTGTCGCCGGAGATTTTCTTGAAGGTGAGGAGAAGATTTTCGGCAACCTGGATTTCCTCGTTGCCGTAAACAGTGGACTGTTGAAGCGCGTCCGCCAGGCCGCGCATTTCCTGGGAGGTGGTTCCGGCCGCGTTGCCGGTGGACTTGAGGACCCGTTCGAGCTGCTCGTTGACCTTGACCTGAGCGCTGCCGTATCGGACCAGGACCCGGATTGGAGCAGCCAGTATCGACGCGGCTTGCTTGACCCCGCTGATAGCCAGGCCAAACTTCGACATGGCAGCCTGAGCGCCACCAAAGAACTTCTTGAAGGCGCTGCCGGTGGATTGCGCTTCTGCGCGGACCGCCTTCAGATTGGCTTTAATGTCCCTGACATCGAGGAGAATCTCTGTCAGGATTTTCCCGTCACGACCCGCCATCTATCAGCCTCCTTGTCCTGAGCCAGTCCGCCGCTTCGCTTAGGGTGACGCTGTCCAACACCTGCTTTGATTTGGTGATGTCGCCGTCGCACAGTGCGTAGACCAGCTTCTGTATCAGGACCCTGGCTTGCTGGGGCTGGTCGATCGAATTCCAGAAGTCAGCCCCTTGGCGAGTCGAGCCATCTGCGCGACCCGCTCGGAATTCGCTGCGAAAAAATTCAGCAGTTCCTCCATCAGCTCCAAAACCGGCAGGGTCCGGTATTCCTCGTCAGACAGCGATTGATCCAGGATGATCTCGAAAAACCGCTTGTCGCGGATAGCTGCCATCAACAGCTTCCGGTTGTCGTTTATGGGGAGTTGCTCTGCTTCGATCCAATCGACCAGATCGAGAACAGCCTGTAATACGAGCGGCCGGATTGCATACCGGCGCTCTGTTGCGTCAGACATGATTCCTCCTGACGGGGATCACTCTCCCGCCTCATGTTTATCGGTTGGCTTTGCGGTGGTCGATCGCTTCCGAGCCGGCTTCTCACTGGCTGCCGGCTTGTCCGCCGGCGGGGTTTCCTCCGTGAAGCCGAGTTTCTTCAGCGCCGCCACCTTTGAATTGCGATACCATCGAGGCGCCATCCCGCTCGGCGGCCGCAAAAGTGTCCGTCCTTTCATGGTCGCCTCCTACGCGATTTCAAACATATCGTCCAGGTTGGAACCGACACCGTAACTGACCCAGAAGATCACCTTGGTGGACAGGCCGTCGATACCTACCTCGACATCGTACTCGAACACTGCGGCATCGGTGCCGTCAATGGTAAGCGTCTTGGTCAGGTTGGTGAAATCCACTGTGACCTTGTTGGCGTCCTTTACATCCGCCAGATCGGTTGGATCCAGCTCGGAGAAAGTGATCTCCAGTTGCAGGGTTCCGCCGGCGTCCCACTTCAGCTCGCCGCCGTCCTCAACCTCCCGGCCGCCTTTCTTTTCAGCGCCGGACAGCTTGAAAACATCATCCTTGACCGCAGTCAGGGTGAGCTTTTCTACTGCGTCCGCCAGAAAGGTTACAGTAGCCGGACCATACATGATTTTCGTTTTGTCAAGCATTATTCGCTCCTTGCCCAGTTAAATGTGGCTTTCAATAGTCCAAAGTAGAGGGGGGTCGTCCCTTCCTCAAGGTAGCCAAATTCCGTGACGACCTCCTTCGGGTCAGGCCAATCAGGTATGGCGTCGATTGCTTCATCAATCGCTTCCACGATCGCATCGCAGGTTGCCCGCGCAATCTCGATTGGCGTTAATTCACCCCCCTCGATTTCGACGCACACAAGAATATCAAAGGTGTACCACCAGGACATATTGTCCGTGCTGCGCTCCCGCTTGTTGAATTCGATCGCCACCAGCGGGTAGCTTACATCCGTGTCGCTGAAGTCGTGATGCTTGACGAGCGTGTTGTATGGGATGCTGCCCGATAGGCCATACAGCTTCAGATAGATCGCGTCCGCCAGGTCTTTCATGTCGCTCATCAGATCACCTTTTTGATCTCTCGACGGATCACCTGAACAACCTCGTTTCCGTGGCGGTCCTCCGCTATTCTGAAGAATGGGAACGCGTCAGTTCCCCGTTGCCCGATCGCGTATTGAATGGACCTCGCTACTCTCGTGATTTTCTTTTCTCCTTTCACCTTCAGTTTCCGTCGCACCCAGACTTCCAATGGCGCCAGGGGTGGGAAGTGCGGCCGGGTTCCCTCATGAACAAATACTGCGTAGAACACACCTGGCTTCACCTGAACAGCCGGGACTCCCGCCCGGCTACCCTGCTCGACATGAATGCGCTTCCTCAGCTCCCCGCTGGACCCTACGGCTCCGCGAAACCGTCCGCGTGGCTCGGTGCGGATGATGTCCATAACGCGGTTCCGATACTTGTGACCAGCCTTCCAGACCGCCCGGCGTGCGCCGTCGACAATGACGACAGCTTTCTGAGCCAGCGCCTTTTGGAATTCCTGATCGTCAAACCTTATGACGAGGCCGGCGCCCACATTGAACCTCCGGGAAGTCGTACAGTGCTGTCGTCATCGGAGTCCTCGTCAGCGTCATCCGGGTCGTACAGGTATGGGGCCAGGATTTCGGACGCCTCTCGCATCAGATCGTCATGCCGGCTTTTGATGTCGGAATAGGAGAGGAAATTCGAGTGCCCTTCGCCAAGTATATTGGACCCCACGATGCCTTTGCCGGAGCTGTCGTGCGCGATCACCAGCAAGGTCTTGGCAACTCCGATCAGGCTCTCCGCCTGGGTGCAGGCAATCTTAGCCGCTTCGGTGCCCTCCATCGCCAGCAGCTCGGTGTAGTAGTCATCACCAACCTGCATCTTGACGATTCGAGACGCCATTGTAACACGCGGATCAACCAGAGAGTCGGGAACCTTTTCCAGGTTCCCGATCTCCTGAATACCGGCTACCGTTGAGAGTTCGGTTGGGTCTGCCACTGGTCAGCCTACAGCAGCCGCTTGATATTCTTGTGACCCAGCTCGAACGGCGATTTCAGCTTGAGAGGTCTGCCCCTCTTCTCATGTTTGGTGAATTCCTCCGGTGAGAGGAATCGCTGCTGGTAATACTTCGGGAGTTTGGCTACCTCTGCCGCCGTCGCGGAATCGCCGTACTGGTACTTCTTGCCTTTGTGGGTAACTGACCCACGAGCAGCAAACACCAGCCCGGTTGCTTTCTTCTCACCGCCCTCAGCGGATGCGTTAGTTGATGTCATTGATTCCTCCGTTTATTAGTGCCTCAGTTTAGGTGAGATCCTGTGACAGTACGACCGCATCACCGATGGCATACTCGAAGTCAACCTTGGCGGTGATTGTGTACTCGGTCAACCGCTTCCGTGCCTGACGCTGTAGCTCCCACGTGATGTCACGACCGAAACCGATGTAAAGGTTCGCGGTCGGAGTGAGAATCTGAGTGCCTTCCGGTACGTAGGGATGCTCGCGAACCGGGATACCCTTGAACCGGATATCCACAGCATTCAACAGCGCATTGTCGCCAGCAGGAGTTGCCCGTGCGGCTACCTCATCGAGATAGTCCTCATAGTCCTCCGGCGAAACGATGAACGCGAGAGCCGCGCGATTTCGTTTCCATTTGGAGGGCAGGGCTGCCAGCATACCGGGGAATACGGTGCCGATGAAATCGGTGCTGCCCGCGTTGTCAAAGTCGTGGACATCGGCATCGGAGAGGAACAGGTCGATGTAACCGTTGTTGATGGCGAGGAAGGCGGTACCAGAATCTTCATCACCGTTGACGGACATATCACACAGATCGTTGGAAAACGCCTGTGCGAATGCGGTGTTGAGAGTCGCCTGAACATCCTCACCCTCGATATTCTCCTCCATGAAGTTGTCGGTGACATCGTAGGGCAGGATCACCTCGACAAGTGTCATGGTACGCCGGGAAATGGATGTTTCGACCGTGGAGCCGGGGGCGGTGGCCTCGGTGGCTGCCAGTAGAACACGGCTGGCGAGTCCGATGGTGTCGATGTTGGCGGTGCCCGCGCGAATGCCTCGCCGGATGGTCTGAAGCTGCATGAATTCAGACTGGTCGACCACCTCACTGATGAAGGCGGTAGCGTCCTCTGCTGACAGCTGTCCGCCGGTTGCGGTGTCAATGGCGTCTTTCTGGACCAGCTCCAGATATTCCGCCACGCTCATTTTCTCAAGGTTCTTCATAATCTGCCTCCGTTACTGGGAGCCGCGTGCTTTGGGTAGCCACGCTCCGCTCTGCTTCTGAGTTCCTTCGTCGTCGTTGTCGTCGATGTGTTGGCTGCCCGTCGGCTGATCTTCCAGCGCTTTCAGGCGTTCCGTTACCGGTCGCAGGCTGTCAGTTACCAGTTGTTTGATCGCGCCGACGACCTCCAGCTTGAAGTCGTGCAGCTCTTTCTTGGTGGCGATAGCCTCTAGCGCCGGGGCTTCCGGCGGGTCGGTGGGTTCGGGATCGGGTTCAGGCGGCGGGTCGGATTTGTCGACCTCCTCCGCCAGAAAATCGGTGATGTAGTGGTCACCCAACCACTTGACTGCCGTATCAGTGGTGAAGGTGTCACCGTCGAATTTGTAGGCAACGATAACCTCCGCCTCCTTGCCAACAGGAGTTCGCATGATGGCATGGACGCCCTCTGAAATCTGCTTGCGTGCCTCACCCTCCTCGAATTCCACCGGGTCGGCGGTTTCCCATGCGAAGCTGATTTCATTATCGAACGGCTCACCCTTTTCCAGCGGATGATCCTCAATGAATTCTTTCAGCTCCCGCTCGATGGCAATGATGCCCTCTCGGGGGTTGTCGGCTGCCCGCGCCTTGTCCACGATGATGTGTGCCAGCGCACCGACCTCGTCGGCCTGCTGGTCACCTTTGATAAACTTCCACAGTGAGCGGATCATTTTGCCTCCCGCAGTTGATTGAACTCCCGAATGGCACCAGCGACCCGTTCCACCAGCCCGTCAGTATCTTCCATCAGGGCGGCGTCCACGGTCAGCTCCCAGATGTAATTGGCGAGCATGAAGGGCAGCTCCATCTGAGTTTCAGCCTGAACCATATCCGAGAAGGATTCGTACTGCTTGCTATACTGTTCCTTGCGTGCAGTACCCGCGAAGGACAGCCCGGCCAGCTCACCCGCTTTGACTTTCTCCCAAGTGTCGTCGTTCGCAACCTTGATAACCACTACCCATGTGCCGACCTTCTCGTCGGGGAACACAGGGTCCTCGCCCCGAATGATCCATGACTCAGCCACAAAACCGTCGTCGGGTTTGTAGTCGTGCTGAGTATCGACATTGTGGAGTAGGAGTTGTCGTTGGAATTCGTGAGCGGCGCGCTCGATGGTATCGGCATCCGCCCAGTCGCCTTGAGAGTCCATTTCATCGGGGGTATAGACGACGCCCATAACAAGGCGCTTTTCCTCGTCCACCTTCCGAATTTTCACGACTCCCTCCATGCGATCGTCTGCTTTCCAGATGAATTCTCGGTGGTTGGCTGCTTTATCGACAAGCGAAATGAACTGGACGGAAATGTCTTTTAGCTTTGCCATATACCCTCCAGTTGTTAACTTCAGCATAATTGCCGCCGGGGGATAGTCAAGGGAAACCGATCCACATTTAGATTTAGGAGACAAAGTCATGTCTAAGCCCAAGCGCAAATCGAGCGGTACCCGTGCTGTCGCTAAGGTGTTCCGCGCCCCCGCACTACCCCTCATGAAAACCTCGACACAGATTCAAACCGAAACCGATTCGGGCGGGTTTATTGCCTATCCGTACACCCTCGCCACGTTGAAGGATATCCGCGAGCCGTTTCACGATCGCTGTATTGCCCTGAAAGCAACAACCGCCGTGGGACTTGGATATTACTTCACCCGACCGGGAACCGATACGGTGGTGGAAAACTACACGCCACCGGGAAACGCCGACGAGACTTTTGAGGAGGTGATACTGTCATGTGCAATTGACTTCGAGCAGACGGGCAACATCTACCTTGAGGTGGTCAGGACACGCGGCGGCAAGATCGGCGAGCTGTATTGGTTGCCAGCGGAGACGATGTGGAAGAAGAAAATTCGCGGTCGCAAAAACCAAGGCTATGTCCAGCGAATCACCGGCAAGGTACAGCCGTTCGTTCCATTCGGCTCCGAGAAGAAAGAGAAGGGCATAACCGAGGTGTTACACATCAGACAGCCGAATGCTTACAGCCGCCACTACGGGCTGCCGGATTGGCTGGGAGCCGCTGGCACTATTATCATGGCAAACAATGCCACCGCCTACAATGTGAATTTCTTCGCCAACAACGCCACGCCCGACTGGGCGCTGATCATCAGCGGGCAGAAGGTATCCACGGCGCTCGAGCAGAAAATCCGTGACTTCATCGAAACCAACTACAAGGGCATCGACAACGCGCGGAAGATGCTGTACCTGAACCTGCCGAAATCAGAGAACGTGAATATCGAATTCAAGCAGCTCTCCAACTACTGGACGAAGGAGGGCGATTTCATGAGGCTGTTGTCCACCTCCCGTGACACCATACTTTCCAACCACGGCGTACCGCCGCGCCTCGTCGGTGTTGTCGTCTCTGGTCACCTCGGCGGCGGTAGCGAGGCACATGAACAGCTTAAGATATTCAAATTCGTAACCGTCAATCCGCGCCAGCGCTACTATGAGAAGATTTTGAATGCTACGATTTTCGCGGAGGACGAGGTAGAAATCCACTTCAATGAACTGCAGATATTTGACGACGAGGAAGAGGGGGAGGTTGAATTGCTCCCACTTCGGCTCGGAGGAACTCTGGTAAACAGGGGAGCCGTCTACAATGGTCTCCAAGTCCTCAAAGGCGCGATCCTCGGCCAAGAAGATCAGTAAGCCACGAGACAGCAAGCCGCGCGGAACCCGTCAGCAGCGGGCGGATACGGCTTTCGAGGCATATTGGAAACTGGGTGAGGATCGTTCACTTGATCGGCTGGCACGCGAACCAAAAATGCCATCACTGGGAACCCTTCGCAACTACTCGAAGGATTTTCACTGGCAGGATCGCCTACTCGAACGGCAGGAGAAAATCGCGGAGCAGGTCGACCGCGAAACCGCTCTGCTGGAGGCTCGGTTCATCACCAACCAGAAGAAATTCCTAATGAATCGGCTGGCGCGATACCATCGCGACAATATCAAGCAGCCGCTCGAA